TGCTTTTCCCCCGATAAAAATAAGGTAGAAGATTTCGTGGTGGGTGGTATTTTAGACATTCCATTTATGAGACCTGACGAATTTGGTCATGATGTAGCGCACACTAGGCAACGTGGTATAATTTATAGAAATGCTCTGACTGGGAAGATGATAAAGAATACCTACATTCTGGTCGCGAGTAGAGAGTTCTTAATCGAAGATATCTATCTCATGCATAAATTAAAATTGAGACCAGAAAAGAAGGAGAAAGATAGGCAACGTCTTGTAAAACTCGGTAAACTCTTTAATAAAAATATAAAATCATCGGATAGTATTGAAGCTATATTTAAAAAGGTTTCACCGAAACTAGCCAAAATTAAAACGTTGAAGAAACGCGTGGGTGTCGTTAATATGAAAAAAGCTACTCGCGTTAACCCTATTAAATACGATACGTACACGAGCCAGCCACCCGAAGATCGTCTATCTAAACAAATTGTACACGGTCTCAAAGCCGTCAGTGCCAATAACAATATAAATGGATATGAGCGTAGTCATGGTAATCAGCGATTTAATTTGAAAAACTACAAATGGAAGAATGTGAAATCAAACGCATACGTTAAGAATGAATTCAATTACAGGCCGTTACAAGCTAAGAGTATTCCTAAAAATTTACAGATGAATAAAACGTTATACGGTTTTAATCCCAGGAGGGATAGTTGGATGTCTAAATCGTTGATTGAACGTGCTTCTAAAATACCCTATATAGGTTTAAAGAAATGAGACGTTCAAAACGTATAAAATGATTTACGATAAGATTACCAAGGGAGATGACGGCCTTCGCCACGTTCGAGCGTTTTCCGACGAGCGCAAGCGTAACTTTCTTCAACTCGAGGATGTAAATATCGTCGATATTTCTCACGATTTTGTTTTTGAGTCTTCTTGTTCCAAGCCTTTTGACGAGCTTCAGGAAACTAACGTCGCCAATGCTGTTATCAACAGTGAAGAATGGTTTGGTCGAGCACTTTCTGAGCAAACCTTACGCCGTGCTTACTCCAGGGAAGGTGCCATTTCTGCCGAACGTCTGGACCTGGGAACGGACCTTACCTTCGAAGGTACCAAGGTTTTCAACTCTAAGAAGGAGATCGTAGATTACGATACTCTGAAGGAGGATATGAATTGCTCCGTGGTTGTAGAATTTTCGGGACTTTGGTTTGCGAAGAAGGCTTTCGGTCCCACTTATAATATTGTCCAGGTCAAACTTCATCCCGATCCCGAATCCGAACCTGAGAAGGATGAAAACAATTTTGACGAATCATATCCAGAAGACTATATGTTCGAGGATCGCGAGTAAAAAAAAATTATCAGTATATATAAAACATGATGAAGAAGATTTCTCCTCGTACGGCAATGATGGTAGTCGTCGCGGCACTTGTCGTCTACGCTATATACACTCAGACCATTGGTAAGACTTCTACATATGCGGTCACCCCCAAGGACTACGCCCCCGTCGGTGTTGATCTCGCTCCCAGCTCCCCGGATTCGGCCCCCGTCGTTTCCGATCCCGGCTGTGAGATGAAGGCGGGTACCGGTCTCGCGTCTTCTCTACTCCCCCGCAATGTGGCTACCCAGGAGGATTTTGGTCAATTTGCACCCGAAGAAATCCTTTCCGGTCAGAACTTCCTCGCTCCTCGTAATCAGATTGGTTTCCCCGAGAGTGTAGGTGGTGCTCTCCGAAACGCTAACCAGCAGGTACGCGCCGAGCCCCCCAATCCCAAAAAGCCTTACATTTGGCAGAACTCGACTATCGCGAGTGATACCATGATGCGCCCCCTCGTTTAAATATAATTAAAGCTTATCCCTCTTTATAGTATACATGTCCAATATGGCAACAGATGAACTATCCCAAAGCGTCTCTAAACTGGTCGATCTCAGCAGGCAGATTAAAGAAGCTCGTTCAGATATAAAAATTCTCACGGATGCAGAAAAAGCACTTAAGTCGCAGGTCAAAAAGTTAATGTTAGATAACGGCCTCGACGTAATCAACCTCAAAAAAGGTAAAATCTCGGTCAAGAAAAGTGTCAGGAAAGGTGGTCTTAATAAGAACACAGTTAAGGAAGGTCTCGCTATTTTCTTTGACGGAAACGAGCAACAAGCTGAAAACGTCTTAAAGGTTATACTCGATAACATTCCAACGAAGGAAACTTCTACTATCGCTCTCACGGGTGTCAAAAACAAGCCAACAGAATAATGGTCTGGAACCAATACGTTTTCGAAGCTAACGAAGGATACGATGTGTATGATAGTGAGGAAGAGGAATACAACGAGAACAATAAACTGACCATCGAAGATTGGGAAGTTGAACACTCTGACGTACTATGGAGAATGTGGCATACGATCAACACGCTTCTATATGATGCTCAAATTGAACACACAGGAAAATTTTGTGATTTTGTTGCATTTTGTCATATGCATCATGATCCTTTAGAGGAACGTGTGACTTTCGAGTACCAGGAACAAACTATGTGGTATGAAGAAAGAATAAATGATGTTTGGAAAACCCTCAGAAGAATGATTAACGATAACCGTCTTCACGAGGAATTTTTCAGGGGAGCGCTATTTAACGACTTTTTCTACTTTACGAAAAATTTTATGTGTATATACTAAATGATCCCTAACGTAACTTCCCCCAAAGTTGCCGTACCCGCTGCTCTCTTTCTCGCGCTCAGTCCCGGTATGCTTCTCAAGACTTCCGGTACCAAGATTTCTTTCAAGAATGTCAGCACTGATCGCATGTCCGTGTTCTTCCACGCATTAGTCTTCCTCATCGTGTACTCCCTCGTCGCTCGCGCTATGGGTGTCGTACTCACCAGGAACGATCTTCTCGTGGCCACCACTCTTTTCATGGTCCTCAGCCCGGGTATGCTTCTTACGATCCCTCCCGGTAAGTTCATGTCTGGTAAGACTTCCCGTCCCGCCATTCTTACACACGCCGTCGTATACGCGGTCGTCTTCGCTCTTTTACGAAAGCAATTTCCTCAGTTTTATTAAGTGACTAATGGAATACATTATTCTAGGTCCAGCAGCCATGGGAATCTTCACGGTTCTAGGTTGTTTAAAACGTGAAGAGGAAAATTTAAAAAATATCAAAGAAATTTCCGGTTCATCAGCGGGTGCTATATTAGCTTTATTCTTAGCTCTTGAAATTCCACTGTATGATGTACTCGAACGCCTTTTATCCATAGATATAGAAAAATTAACTAAATATAAACTTAAATCGTTATTATCGTCATATGGTTTAATAGACATAAATCCTATACGAAAAATTTTAGTAAAAATATATGGATGCGATCCTACCTTTTCAGAATTGAAAAAGAAGATATACGTGTCAGCGTATTGTCTCAACCGACGAAGAACTGAATACTTTTCGATAGATACTCATCCAGAAATGAAAGTCATAGATGCCATTTGTCTTAGTATATCCATTCCAATATTAACATCAACGAAGAAGTATCGAGATATGATATACATAGATGGAGGTACGAAAGAAATAATACCCGCGACTCCATTTATACATATCCCATATCATAAAATCATGTGTGTTAGGCTTAAACCTCAAGATATATACATAGAAAATATATCAAATTTTAAAGAGTTTATGGGTGCTTTATTATCGGCCGTGCTAAACGTCAGGGCACACTTAAACACGGAAACATACGGGAAAAACATAGAAGTAGATACAGGGAATCATAATTTGTTTTTGTTTAACATGTCATACGAAGAGAAAATACGTATGTATTTACATGGTTTAAATCATTAAAAACCTATTGTTATATTTTTTTATCAGATTATAACAATATGGACGCGTGTGATCCAGGATCAGAATCTGCGAACGTCAGGAGATTAGTGAAGTTACACACGGGTAAGAGTGTAAGTATATCTCGTGATACGGCGTGTGAAATTTTAAAGCTGGCCAAGCGTGGAAATTCCCCCCTCCCACCTTTATCTATTACTCGCGACAAAAAGTATTTATTAGACGCAAAATCTCCTTTATCTCAAAAAGATTACGAGGCTTTATTCAGTTCAGACGTAAAGTTGAAGGATGTCAAGCGTATAGCTAAAAAAGCTGGTTTACTACGTGTAGATAAGACCATAGCAGAATTGCGTCAGGCTATAGGCAGGCGTCTCTCTAGCATGAACGTACGCGAACCTGTTATGCTGCATAAGGGTTCTGTTGAAGTCATACGTAACGCCGCGTTTAATAACAACGCGGATGCTAACGCGAATCAGATGAACAACCTGAACAACCTGAACAACCTGAACAACCTGAACAACCTGAACAACCTGAACAACCTGAACAATGCTAACCGGAATCGCACTAATAACATGAACAATGCTAACCAGAATCGCGATAATAACGTCGCCAATGCGAACCGGAATCGCAATAACAATGCTAACCGGAATCGCAACAATAACAAACCCAAACGTGGATCTAATGGGTTATTGGGTGGTATTTTCAAGGATGATAGTAATATTCGTCGTTCATTAGCTGAAAAGCGACATAGGGAACGATTGCAACGCACGAATTCGGCTTTTAGGCCAGCTTCTATGATGGTTCCGACCATGCGTGTTATAAATAATCAACAACGGGCATCGCTCGTAGCGCAGAGAGAATCTGAGAAGATAAACATCGAATTACGAAATGTTAGGCGTCAATCTGAAATTTTAGAAAAGGCTGCCGCCGGTGGTAATGTGAGGGCCAAACAACTTCTCCAAGAATCCCAAAAGAAAATAAACCAACTCGAGGCTGAGCGTAAAGGTATAAAAGTGAACGGAACGAATGCTCAAAAAAAAATTAATGAACTAGAGGCTGGACGTAAACAAAACACGATCAATGCGAACGCCAAGGCTAAAAAGGCTGCTGAGAATGCTCAAGCTAAGATTAATGAGTTGAATAAAAATAGGTTAGCAGCGAAAGGTGAGGTTTCGAAATTACGAGAGGCTATAAACACCAAAAATAACGAAAGTCGTAAAGCTATAAACCAAGCTACTCGTGTAGCCACCGAAGCTGCAAGAGTGGCAGCGTCCGCCAATACGAACGAAGCTCGGGTAGCAGCGACCAAAGCTCAGACGGAACTTCAAAATCTCGTAGCTGCAACCACATTGGCGCGTGAACAAAATGAGAGAAATTTAAAATCCGAACTCGCTAAAAAGAATACCGAAAGTAAAGCGGCTATTAACCAGGCTCGCGCAGCTGCAGAAGCCGCAGCAAATCAGGCTATAAAGAATCAAACAGCCGAAGCTAAGATTGCGGCACAGAAAGCAAAGGCAAACTTAGAAGCCGCCGAGGCAAAGGCCAATGAACAGGCTCGAAAAAACGCTCTACTTTTAAAACAAGTACAAAACACTTCCACCAAGTTGAAAGAACAGGTAACTAAAAATCGACAAAGTTTCGTCGCTATGACTCGTCAAATGGGAGAAAGCGTCGCAAAAAATAAACGGGAAAGTGAGGCTAAAATTGCAAATTTAACGGGGAAAATAAGTGAGGCTCAGAAAGCATATAACAACGCCGTGAAAGAAGGAAATAAGAAAGCGGAACGCGCAGCAGCCGAAGCCATTCAAAGAATCCGCGCAGAAACTAATAAAAAGATAAAAGAAGCGAACAAACAGCTTCAACTCGCCGTTAAAAATGGAAACTCTACGGCTATCCAAGTTGCTAAAAATAACAAGAAAAATATCGAACAAGTCAAACTTTTAGCTTTACCGGCTCCACCCCCGTCAAATAAGAAGCCCTTAGCTTTACCGGCTCCACCCCCGCCAAATAAGAAGCCCTTAGCTTTACCGGCTCCACCTCCACCAAATAAGAAGCCCCTAGCTTTACCGGCTCCACCTCCACCAAATAAGAAGCCCTTAGCTTTACCGGCTCCACTTCCACCAAATAAAAAGCCCTTAGCTTTACCGGCTCCACCCCCACCAAATAAGAAGCCCCTAGCTTTACCGGCTCCACCCACCAATAAAAAGCTCAACTCAACCAATAAAATTGTTCTCGCTATAAAAAATGCTCCCACGATTCCTATTGCTAGGAGTATTATGTTGAAAAGTCATTCTAATAAAGGGGGTCCCGTGGGAGTGAATATGGGAAAAATTAAAAAGGCTTTTAATGAAAGAAAGAAAAAGCCTTTAGCTTTACCCGCACCTTCTAAGAATAACGGGATAGGTAAAAAAAATAAAACTGGTAAATTGAACTCTATATCAAATACAAAATTCAATAAAAGTAAAATTTACAATAGTAATAGTAATAACAATAACAACGAACCTTATAAGAAAAAGATTAGTAATCCATTATTCCAGACTTTTAAGACGGCTACAAATCCTTTAGCTGAAAAGAATCAACCACCAAAATATGAAGTTGGAAAACCAACGATTAACCCTTTATTTAAAAAGGCTATAAAACGTGCGAACAATAGAAGAAATAACTTCGCCAGGGCTGCGAATGTTGCGTTGAAGAAAAGTAAAGCGGTAGGAAATGTTCGTGGCGCCGCGAAAGCTTTTACTATGCAAGAAAAACTTAAACGGAATGTAGAGAAAAGGAAAGCCGCTGAGGGTGCGGCGGAATCCGCGAAAAAGATGCTTCAAAAAGAATCTTCGAAAAATAAGGTAGCTAAAAATAGGGAACGCGCGAAAGAAATGGGTATATCCGTAAAAGCCGCTAAAAGAATGCGTCCTCGTACTTAATTACAATCTACAAATGCACTAATAACATCCATATCATCATCTCGTCCGTAAATGGACTGAACAAAAAACATAGTCATCTCCGCCATCCTATATGATACGTTCAACCCCCTGTACCTTTCATATATACCCGCAAGATCGTCAAGATTGTCATCGCACCACTCGATAACATCCTTATCCGTCAAATCGCGGTGAAGACCTTTTTCGATGAAATCGACAACCTCGTCGCTGAGAGGCATGTCGGTAATCACGGAACAATCTTCGTCGATGTTCATTTTTTTTTGATTATTATATAAATGTGTTAACTACTTAGGTTTATTTTAAACCGACCGGCAAGACGAGGTCATTGTCTTAGACTCGAGAGGCCAAGGAACGTAGGTCTCGGAAGGCTCGGAAGGCTCGGAAGGACCGGGAGAGCCATCGGAAGGCTCGGAAGGACCGGGAGAGCCATCGGAAGGACCGGGAGAGCCATCGGAAGGACCGGGAGAGCCGTTACCACCTTCCTCACCACCCTCACCACCCTCACCACCCTCACCACCCTCACCACCCTCACCTGAAGGACCGGAAGGACCTGAGGGGCCCGAAGGACCAGGGCCTGGGGCATTGGATCCACCCTCATCCTCACCACTGAACCAACCCTGTTGCCAACCGAGGATCAAAATTCCTCCGACTACGAGGCAAACAAGTGCGATTATCATAGGACCTTGATTACTATTCATTTACTATATACATGATAAAAAAACTTGTCAGACACCCAAACTTAAAGAAATTATCGTATACTATAATTAATGGATACATGTCAAACTTGTACTGAGAATTTTAATAAAACCAGTCGACTTAAAGTTTCATGTCCTTTCTGTGCGTATGATGTATGTAAAACGTGTGCGCAAACCTATATCATATCCACCTCGAAGGATCCACATTGTATGAATTGCAAACACGAACATAACAGGGAATTCGTAGATTCGTTCTGTACTAAAAAGTTTAGAAATACGACGTTAAGAAAACGTCGCGAGAACGTCTTATTCGAAAGAGAACAAGCGCGTTTACCAGAAACACAACCTTATGTAGAGAGAGAACTGAATATACGTAGCCTTAGAAGAACGTACATTTATTTATTATTTTTATTAGAAAATATCAAGAAAAGTGCACATATTCAACAAAGCGTTAGAATGAATTTAACACTCATTATAAGAGAAGAATTGGTAAACTTGATAGATTCCGTTCAATATCATTCGTCTGAAGTTTCATTAAACACCACACCAAAAATATACATTCAGAAATGTTTATCTGAAGAGTGTAGGGGGTTTTTATCCGATGACTATAAGTGTGGTGTGTGTAAAATGCAATTTTGTGAAAATTGCCACGAAACTTTAACACCTGGACACGTCTGTGATAAAAATACCGTGAAAACTATTAAATTAATAAAACGTGATACAAAACCATGCCCAAAATGTAATACGATGATTCATAAAATAGATGGGTGTGCGCAGATGTGGTGTACGCAATGTCATACAGCATTTGACTGGAGAACTGGATGTATAGAGACGGGTAGAATACATAATCCGCATTACGTAGCATATTTTAAAAATAAATCAAGAGAACACGGTGATATTCCATGTGGAGGGAGACCTAATTACAACGAACTTAAACGATCTAAAGCTCCTCGAGAAATATTGGAAACTTCTTTAGAAATAAATAAATTGGATCGTGAATTGATGTTAAGATATGGGTACATATACGATAATAACTTATACGTTCGAATGAGATACATATTGAATGAAATGACTGAACACGAATTCAAAAGAGAATTACAAAGACGAGATAAGTTTAATGAAAAAATAACTGATATTCAAGACATATACCGAATGGTCATAGATACCATCGGAGATTTACTTCGTCGGTACATGATATACCCAGAAAATGTAGATGACATCATTTACGAAATAACTAAGATAACAACGTATGCGAATGAAACCATAGATAAAATACGCAAAAGGTACATATCTAAAATTCCGTACAATATAATGTTGTCTTTTAATAAATGACAAAATTCATTTTATCATTTATTTTGGTAGTTATACTTTTATTAATCCTACTACCTACATATAAAAATCCAGTCGTCATAAGGAATTTTATAAATAAAGAGGAATGTGATGAGATAATTAAAATAGCCACACCAAGATTAAAACCTTCTAGCGTGAACGTAAACCGGGATGTAGATGCATCTATCAGAAAAAGTGATACAGCTTGGATTCGATATAGAGAAAGTCCAACCGTAGACTCTATTATGCAGAGGTGTGTAGATATGGTAGATAAGAATGTAAATAGTTGTGAAAGCTTACAAGTTGTTAAATATACACCAGGTGGTTTTTACAAAGCTCACCAAGACGTCTTGAAAAATGGTAAAAATAATCCAAGAGTGTACACTTTTATATTATGTTTAAATGATGATTATGACGATGGAGAAACTAATTTCCCTAATTTAAATAAAAAATATAAATTAACAAAGGGAGATTTATTACATTTCAATACTTTGAATATTTGGAACATGGAAACAAAATTGGCTCTTCATGGAGGTGAACCCGTTACTAAAGGGGAAAAATGGATATGTAATGTGTGGGTTCATAAATATCCCGTAGACGATAATTAAGTTCGTTCCCATACCTGTACAAAATCACCTTTAGTTTTATTAAATCCACAGGTTTTTAATTTACCATAAAGTTTTTCATAATCTACCCTATCTGGGTAATCTGTTTCTACTATGATCTTTTTTAATGGTTGTAAAGAATGAGAAGAAGTAGATATATGATCTATTACTTGAGGTAAACATCCTTCACAATCCGCGACGATGGTGTTGAATTCTATGTTATATTTTCTCTGCAATTCATCATACGTCAAATTATCTATATCACATGTATCGTCGTTACAATCTACGGTGTATGTGGCGTAGTTATAGTCACCCTTAATTTTTTGTTTTGTGGGACCCACGGTTCCTACGAATACATGCGCGCGACCGTAATTACACCCCTCCAAATTACCCTTTAAAGCGTTAGTCACCTTAGTGTCAGGTTCGACGACAACACAATCTCGTTCATCTTTTACGTTATCGAGTATTACCGCACTCACAGTTCCGTATCTAGCCCCTAATTCTAAAACTTTATCACCTTCACGAATATACTCCGCGACTATATCTTGTTCCTCCCTTTCCACAGTTAAATGAGGGATGACCTTTCCATTTTCGTCTTTGAATGTACGAGATCCTGCGGAATAAAATATAAAAATGCACAAAAACAATAAAAATAAGAGTGGTGCATTCATCTATTACACTGTGAGATTTAAAAAATCCCATAGTATAATATGCAATACGCACTTTTATGTCGCCCATACGCTATTATAACACCGACACAGACCACTTTAAAAACGAGAGAATGTCGTGTAGTTCGGATCATAGAAACAGACGTTGAAAATAAATTTGAATTAGATATACTCGATGCACCACCCATAAATGTTAATCAAGAAGATGATAATTAAATCTGTCTAATCATCCCGTACCTCGTCTTTGTAAATATAACTTCCTCACATTCTCCACCATTAATGGTCATCCTAGGATCTCCGCACATACTAGTCTTACTCTTTAAACGTTCACATGCGTTACGCGTTTTATTACAAATGTTCATACTGGGACTATATCCCATAAATGTTTGTAATATATCTCCATCTGGTCCGTACATATCAACCGTGGCCTTTACACAATAATCTCCGTAATTACAATTTTTATCCACTATAACAGGGGGTGGTGCGTCATCCACGACAGCTTCCGTTTTCGCGAGTTTTCTTTTGATGGATGTGATTGGAAAAAGAATAAAGTTTGCAATAGCTATCATTTGATATATTTTTCATCAATATTTTTAAGTTAGTTCATAATTAAAAATATCGGTAATTATAAATGGACCGAATAGAAAGATATTATCTCAGACAATCTGAAGGTGGTTTTGCGACACCGGGTTTTATATGTAATAATAGAAAGTGTTTAGAAAATGACCCACTATTTACGAATGGTGGTATCATAACTACCCCACGCAAAAATAATAATAATAAAAAAAAGGCAAGTCCTCCTAAAGGATACAAAGTGCGTAAAGGTGGTAAAGGTGTTAAGCGTGTAGCTGTAAAAGCACCATCTTTGAAAAAGTGATTAAATTTCGATCAGGGTATGCTGACCAAAATAATTTCTTTGAGCCATTAGAAAATTCATGGATGTACACTTTTGACGTGTAAAATCGTATTGTGTCAACGCGGCTTGGATGGATGGACACGGAATTCTAGAAGATGCACATTGAATAGTAAAAACACGAGCATCCATAGACGTATCATCTAAAATTTTATAAAACTTCCCCTCTATCATGGGACAATCTATGATTGTACCAGCTGACCACGCGTTACGAATAGTTTCCTTCGGTACACTGGTATGTTCCATAAGACTATATCCTTCCATGATAGATGACGCAAACACAAATCTTAAAGCATTTACAGCTGTATTAACGTCTCTCATCAAATCCTTGTTATTGATAGTCTTGTAAAATCTAGAATGTTTACTCGTAATTCTAGCATTGAGAGCTGCGTTAATAACTGGTGTGGGAATATCATGTGTCAACCCAAAAATAGAACACCAAGATCCTGTATCGTTCATTTCAGCTACATCTACAATTTTAGATACATCATATAGATTGGTGACATCACGGGCAGAGTTTATGAGAAAGCCAGAAATATCACTTTCGGAAGCTGCCTTCATAACAATTTCCATGACTTTAGAATCATGTCCGCAATACGAAAAAATATCTGCTATGCCTTGAAGCATCCCATATTCTATACCATTATGAACCATCTTGGTAAAGTGTCCTAAACCGGGATCTTCTCCCATATAAGCTACATTTTTAGCGAACGAATTAAAAAAATCATGATGTTCTAAAAATACGTCCCAATTGCCACCAACCATCAAGGCTGGACCATTGCGAGCACCCCCCGAAATTCCCACACCTAGATAATTTATATCTCGACAGCTACAACGAGCATTTCTATTTCTGGATACTTTATAGTGTTCATTAGCTAAGTCTACGATAGTGTCTCCAGGTGATAATATAGTTACGAGATCGTTTAAAGAATTATCCGTTATGTTTCCGTGTGGTAGAGCAGTCATGATCGTTCGAGGACGTTTCATGGAATCAACCATATCCAATATAGTTCCATGACCATAGACGTTCGCAGTTTCATTTACAAGTTCATACATTTTGGGATGTGTCCTATTAAAAACATGAACATCCCTATTTTTTTCAATATTAATACTAATATTTTTACCAACTGGGCCGAGGCCGACGATACCTACGGAAGACATTATAAGGTATATTACCCCTATTTTTTTAAGTAGATATTTCCCCTCGAGCTAAGATTTTTTCTCTATTTTTCAAGTGTAATTCCTTCACTTCATTTTTATTTTGAGCGGCGTACGGAACTGCGTATCCCTCATCAACTAACCATTTATTCACATTAGTCCACGCACCATCTTCACATACCCATACTTCGGCCAATACGCGCCCAAATTTACCCCTAGAGTCAGCCTCTGGGCAGCGAAGTTCTATCTCTATGTCATCCTTTTCAGACGCGACGGCCTTGAGGCACCATTCTTTGAGTTTCTTTTTAGAGAGAAGGCCGAATACCTTCTCTTCCTTATCAGACGTACGAGATTCAGGAGTGTCGATTCCTAAGAGTCGGACTCTCTGTTGAGTAGAGACATCGAAGCCCAGATCAATATTCACATCAATTGTGTCACCATCGACAATTTTCGCAAGGGAAGATACACGATATTTATAAGTACACTCTGGGATATTATAAGAAGTCATTTGTATTATATATTGATATTTAAAAAGAAAATATATATAATACAAATGACAATTCACACAATTGGTGATAGTCATAGTGGATTCGGTGATAGTAAAGAAATTGTAAAACACAATTTAGGATCGGGATTATGTTATAGCTTTGGTATAAAAAAGCTAGATAGGTGTGATATTCGTAACTTTGATTTTAAAGATGGGGATACTATCATTTTTTGTTTGGGTGAAATAGATTGTAGATGTCATGTTCATAAACATATAACACAATCAAAAACATACCAAGACGTTATTGATGATGTTGTTAATAATTATATTGAAACTGTAGAATTAAATATATCCGTTTCTAAAATTAATTTCAGAAATGTAAGTGTTTATAATGTGGTCCCACCCATACAAAGATGGAATACATGGGAAAATCCAGAATTTCCATACTTAGGAACTGACGAAGAACGAAAACAATATGTCCTATATTTTAATAAAAAATTGAAAGAAAGATGCATTGAAAAAGAATACATATTTTTTGATATTTATAATAATTACGCAGATGAAAATGGATTTTTACGAAAGGATTTAAGTGATGGAAATGTTCATATCGCTAATGAAATTTATATAAACAAGTTTATAAAAGATAATAATTTATAAAATTAAAATACTTTTCTATACTAGATGATTTGTGTCGCTCAATCTTCGAATGATTCGTATAGTCAAAGGCTCGCTAAAACGCGTGCGAATGTTTTGAATAATCTTTATAGTAAAAAAACTATAGTGGATATCCCAAAACAAAAATCGAGGGTAAAGAACGACAGACTACGTTTGAGATACAACGAAGCTATCAAGGAAGCACTCGAGATTTGTGAAAATAATAAAAATTCTAAAGAATGTCATTTAGCTTGGTACGAGGTAGATGAACTCGAAGATGCTATGATGAGATATAACCTTAAAGACTAAATTTCATCATTTAACATGGAGGTAAATGTATACGATTTAGCCAACGAAATATACACGACATTGGGTCCAGGGTACAGTGAACGTGTATATCATAACGCGATGGAAGTCATTTTACGTGAGAAAGGGATTCATTATGAATCCGAAAGAATCATACCTGTAGTATTCAAAGGGCATGTTATAGGAAATTTACGCGCAGACATAGTTATTAATCGTTCTACAATTTTAGAATTTAAAACTATAAAAAATTTAAATGAATCTACAGAAATGCAGGCTCATAATTATATGAATTTAACAGGTTTAGATACAGCGTATTTAATTAATTTTCCACCTACACTGAATACAAAAGTAGAAATTAAAAAAATTGTCACCAAGGAATGTTTTCTGGATTAAATCTACATGATTTTTTCAAATAAATTACAAAGTCTTTTAAATCTTTTTCTGTCTGTAATACATTTAAAATTTGTTCTACAAAGAGATTATATTTATAGTGATTTCCATCATGTACCAACCTATTTTCACGTAAATTCATGACGTGTTTTCCATGTTTTGTGGGTAATAGAATTATGTTAGTACTACAATTCATATCGTAGTTATATTTTTTGATAGTTGGGTGTCCCCTAAATTGTTTAGGAATAACGTGATGATCTTCCACTAATCCCTTAATATTCCATCGTGTTTTGAAAAAATCTCTCGACACGGACCTGTATCTCATACTATACTAAATCATTTTTACATACATGATCGTGTATGTAAAAATGATCCCAACGGGGCTCGAACCCGCGACCTTGGCGTGCCTCATGTGAATACAATTTCACTGTGTATACTTAGTATAAGCACCACGCTCTAACCAACTGAGCTATGGGATCATGGGTCATACAACGTGATCGTAAAACGACCTTTGCGTACAACCGTCGGCTCAATGAAGAGTCGAGCTATCTTGTCTTTTCCTCGTGTCGTACCTTTAAGTTCCTTTGCTGTTTTATCGAGTGTTGCTTCTGATCTAAATATTTCTGTATTACTCGTGTAGGTTTCAACCCCATCTTTTGTGATTACCGTTATAATATTTGGGGGTGAAATTTGTGCACCTATAAAATCGGAATGTCTGTACATTTTTTTGAACATGTCATGTAAGATATATAACGCGGGTATTTTTATTTTGAATCTGCTGTATCATTTTCGTCTTCAGTCCCCGCGACCGAACCAAAGGAGCCGATGTGTGCGTTTGTAGAGTTGGTCATTTTATACTAATTTGTAGGTATGTACTCCCACTTAAGTGAAAAACATATCTTTTTCCAAATAACATCTTGTTGATGAAGTTTATCTTTTGATTTCAACAATGGAAAATATTGTAAATAAGAATCTTCACTGAGAAGCTCACAAAATTTATATAAAACGTATGAATAACTTAAAAAGTTTTTTCTTTCTGCGGGGCAATGTGCATTAAAAGGTTTCTGTATATCTTTAAACATTATTCGTAATCGTTCCTCCAACTCCATCGACATTTTTGGTGGATCTATTCCACTCAAAATATTAGAGATGTAAGGAACATGCTCATAGAATTTATTCAATTTAAGTTTTTTAAGAAGAGATCGTACACGGGCATGCGTAATCTCGGATAATGACTTAATTTTTATCTTTTTGAATTCGTTTCGAAGTTGTTGTATTACTTCTGGTGGAATGGTCGTCATTTCTTGTGCCTGAAATTGACTCAACCATTCATTGAAATGGTTATCCCGTTTATAAGAATAATTAATGATCTTCTCCGATGTCTCTTGTTCTTCTTTGTATGTTAACTCTTCGCTTATAAGCATCTCAACAACCATACCACACGAATCACAAACGACATCCGCGGTATTACTGAAATGAAATAAATTACTTTCACGACAATTTGGACATTTTTCTATAGCCACTCTTTCCATAGGTCTATCCAAGTTCATATTTTCTACATCTATGAGATAATCCGTGAATATATCCTTCTTTTGAAGTCCCGTGGTCTCTTTTAATTTGAAAACATTATCCGTTTTTACTTCACCTATAGTAGTATTCGTATATTGTTTCATGTATGGTGTGCAACTCATCATATAATCCGACATTTCACGTTCATAGATACTTTTATTATGTGGTTCATCTTCTATATTTTTCATCCATTCATCTATTTTATTATTATATCGGCTTAAAAAATTACCTTCCATGTATGTTAATGGGATTTATACATTCGTTTTTAATTAACCTAATTTACATTTTTAAAAGTTTAGTAAAAAAATTAACATACGTTGACGACTTTACTATAGTCACTGAATGTATAGAGTACGACGTGGATCACACAAAAAGTAAAGATAGCGACGAACCTTTTTGGATAAATGAAAGAAAGGTTTGGGATTCTGATATAGATGGTTATTACGCGGATATAGATGTAGCCGACGTTATAAAGGACCCACCCGAATGTGTTAAGAACATTTTAGTGAGAATAAAGTTTTGGTACGGAAACAAAATCTATAAATATTTGACACGTGATATGGAATTTAAATGGCCACCTAAAAGGAAGCCGGGTGTTTCATTTCACGTCCCATTGAAAAGTGCGATATTGATTGATGTATCTGGAAAACCTGTAAAAGATGTGTTGGGAAAGATAATTCGTTATGCGGGACCTCACAACGATTTTTATAGGAATGATATAAAAATCGAAGACATGTTTTGGTATAACCGAGAGACGTATAATGAATATCCAATTATTAAATTGACGAATATTCTGGGAATTGTTAAAAGTGTTAAAGTGGTAGATGGAAAACTCACGGATCTTCAGATACCTTAGTAGCTAAATAAAACTTGAGATCTCCCAAATTTGCGACATTGTATTTAAGAATCAAAAACCTATTTTGTTCTTCTTGCATGATTTGAACTGTTGCACACATACTCGTAGCTTTGGTAAATATATTCATATACCTTAACGAGTATAATCCATAAACTTTTTTACAATTATCTACACATTCAATCTCTGTTTCTTGGTTTGCAAAATCACCCTTACATGCTAATTTCAATTTATTTTCGTATCGTGTAATTTCAATTTCAGTACCTATGTTTGACATATCCCTGCATATGCGCTGAAAATCAACCGATGGCATTGGTGTGTTTGTGGTCATAGTCATATCCGGAACTTCTATTTGATTTTCGTTTATATCAAGAAGTTTTAGTTCGAATTTGGTACAAGTTTTTTTAGATTCATTAAATATCTCTATATTCATATACTCCTTGGAACTGATGCTGATAATGAGTACATCGTTATTTGTTATAGTTTTCAAAAGCTTATAGACGTTAGTCACATTAATACCTGTATCTATCTCACTCTCACACTCGTACTCCTCAAAATTTTCAGCTGCTAAGTGCATGTCAATGAGAGAAGTTCTCGCAGTATCTAACGTCACTATATACATCCCATCGGGCTTAAAGTAAATGTTAACATCGTTAAGAATATCTTTTAATACTTCAAATGTTGATTTGATTGCAGCCGCTTGAATAGTGACTAACTTCATTCTCAATAAATCTATTTTTAATTCTTTATATCAGTATACGCTTCAGTTTTTACATCTTTACTGATTTTCTCCTGTAGATCTGTTGTCATAGCGGGCTGTAAAGATTGACCATAACTATCTAAACTAAAAATAGCATCCGTACCCTCTCCGTCTAATGTCGTCATCCCAGAAAATCCAAATTCACAGGATTCTAACTCTTGTACTGGAAGTAAAGATTCCAACCATGCTTTTATTTCAGCACCGACTAATAATTTTCCATTCTGGGTCAACATCGTAGGTACACGTGTTATCTTATTCCTAAACTTTGGTGGTATGCCCATACTATTTATATTGTGAAGATTAACGATCTGTCTCAATGTTTCGTGTTTATTAATATAGTTTAATGTTTCCATGCTATGCGAACAATTCGGGCTGAAAATTAACAGGGACATTCTAAAATAATTACGTAAAAAAAAGATGAAAAAATTACACACTTTTTCTTACGTATATATAAATGAAAGTCGTAGCATTACTTTTCATAGTATTACTCATTCTCATGTTATCCAGAGCGGAGCAGTACGAAACTGCACGTACTCCTGATGAAGAGCCAAAGCTCAATATGGAGGAATATGTCGTAGATGAAAATTCTAAAATAGATAAGGATTTACTTCAAAAAATTGTTCTGGAGACTAATAAGTATATAACAGAAAAAACGGGTTTATGTAACTACATCATAGAAACGACGGACATGAAAATTTATTCTCACAAGAAAAACAAAACAAACTTATACAAGTGCACATTCATGAGTGTAAAGGAGGGTGGATTTTCTTATGGTATGTCGTATACGGTTGAAGTTATAGTAGCTAATAATGAAATAAATATCATAAACGCCAATAAACAACCCATGGATGTTAAACCTCCAGCTGATTCTTCACCATTCATGAAAGATATACAAGGACATCAATATCTGGCATACGAAGAGATTCGAGATAGTGAGTTAGATTTATTAAAATTATAGTCATAGCTAATTGTATGATCAGCGTAAATGACATATCAAAAGTCGTTGACAAAAGGAATCGTATCAAGAAAGAGACGTACGTCAAGTTATACGAACAAGTTACCAGGAAAATAAAGCGTGCGGTTGAAATTAAGCAACTCTACGTCGACTTTGAAGTTCCCATGATGGTGTTGGGGTACCCAACTTATGATAGGATAAAAGCGACATCTTACGTCAAGCGTCAGTTAGAATTGGGTGAGTTTAACGTCGCAATCATAGGAGAATTTTTAATACGAATAACGTGGAAAATCAAGAAACAGATCCGCGATGGGAAAAATGAAGACGATACCACAGAATTTCCAAGCCTCGTAAATCTTAAAAAGTACGCGAACAAGTACAGGGGATTCGCGGGAAAAGGGTGATATTTAAAAGTGGCTACATGATATATGGATAATCTTAATATTCTGGTAGAAGCCAAGCGTGAATACCTAGACCAGCTTTCCATTCTCATGTGCCCAGTTATGATCGACGTATTTGATGTTATGTACCAAGAAGCACACAAACTTTCAAAAGGCCGTAAGGTTCTCATCATGTTTCAGAAACTCTTACAAGATGTTCCAGAGTGGAACGAAACCATGTCGAAAGAGCACACCGATAACATAGCTGATAGGTGCGCATGGTTTAAAGATCTTGTAGCTGCGGTATTTGTCAGTTCAGTGAAAATTTTGTCAGCCGTACGATTGAGCAAGGAAGTCAAGAAACTTTCCGTAAAGTTACCCTCGAATGAAATTTTTATTCATTCTTGTTATAAAAACGCAGCCAAGGATTTATATAAAAATCCATACATTTTCAGTGAAAATCAGTCTGAATATAATCGTAATGATGAATTATTTGAGCGTTTTAGAATTTGTATCGAAGCGACGGTAAAGGAACTCATACCCGTACAACAAATTCTCCAAACTTATATGAGCACAACTGACGATATTATTGATCCTCAAGATGCCGACCTCGAAACTGACGATGTTGATGAATATGATGAAACCCAACAAACTGGCGAAGCAGAACCTGAACCAGAAATGGGTGGCGAATATAACCCAACTGGAGAAAGTGAAGGGATGGTAGACGCACCACCGGAAGACTTAGCACCTCCCCCGATTGAAGAACCAATGGAAGAATCACCCATGGAGCAACAACCCCAACCTCAAGCTCAAGCTTACCCACGCCATTTTGAAAATGAATTTAGAACGATTCCACGGGTACGACCAGGACAACCGCAAGCTCCACCAGAAGATGAAGATTTGTTTCCAGATGCACCCGATTCGAGAATAAAAAAAACTAGGTATTAGTATATGGATATAGACGAATATCTACGAGACCCCTTTGGAGCCAGTATTATAGCGGGTGGTTTAACCGCTGGTTATATCCACATGAAGGCTAAATTAAATAACGAAGGAACCCTAACAACTAGCGCATATGCTAAACCCGCCGCATTGGTAATGATTTTAGTGTATTTTATAGTATCGAATGGAATAGGTAAGCGTGAAACCATTTCAACAGACCCGTTTTGATTAACTTAAAGAATATCTACGTATCGTGTATATAATGACCTCGGTTACCGCCTTTAACGACATGATGGGCCAGTTCCTCACTGAACTCTACAAAACCTTCCCAGAAGAGAAGAGTATCAAGAAATACATCGCAGCCTTCGAACTCATGCGATCCGCTAACGGAAAGCTTGTTGTGGAAGGGTTTATGAATGGCGTTTCTCCTCATGTCGGAAAAGTAAACACTCGCGACGAATCGTTTTTCCTCGAAAATGCGGATAGTATTGAATTTCTCCGCGACATGAACATTAAGGCCTGTTGGCCAAATGCTTCCGATTCCACCAAGGCTGCCATTTGGCAGTACCTTCAAACTCTATACATGCTAGGTACGACTATCACCTCAATTCCCCCCGAAACTCTCAGTATGATTGAAAATGTAGCGAAGCAGTGCGCTGATAAGCTTCAGACCGATGGCGAAGAATTGGATGAAGCCCAGATCATGGCTTCTATGCAGGGTCTACTTGGGAATATGTTGAAAAAATAAAAGTTTTATATATAAATGGTATCAGTCTTTAATGATCCAAAACAATTAGTACGTCAAGATAAAATTACGGAATTTTGGCCAGTAAACACACAATCCTCAGCAGACCGGGTTAACGCGAGTGTGAGGTTTATAATTTATGCCACGTGCATATTATACCTCATTCGCCGCGATATTCGAGTATTTGTCCTCGGTGCTACTGGTGTTGGTGTTTTATACGCGATGGAACAAAATAACATGATTAAACATGGTTCCGCGCGTGCGGCTAATGGAAATCCTGGATGCCAACTCCCTACCGCCGATAACCCCATGGCAAACGTTTTACTGTCAGATTATGATGGTCGCCCCGATCGCCCTTCCGCTTGTGATGTAGATAGTGTTTCTTCGGAAATAGATAAATATTTAACCGGCGATCTTCAATACGGTCCCCAGAAATCTCGTTCCCCTTGGCCAGATCGTCAAAGGAACGCTCTCGCGAGGCAGTTTGTAACTTCTCCAGTATCCGGAATACCAGGCGATCAGACCGCATATGCCGAATTCTTATATGGTAAGAAGGGTGCCCCTATGTGCAAGACTGATGGATTATTCTGTGATCCCAACGCTCGTGGTGTTCAATTGGAAGCTTTTGGGGGTATAGATACTAATGAAGGTGCTAGGGGTGGTGGTGGTTATGGTAATTTTGGTAGCGGTGGTTCGCGAAGGACTGGTCCATCGTCTCCGGGTGGTATGTAATAAAACCACCTATTTAGGTAGATAATATTCTCATGTAATAATAAATGGCGTACCAACTCCAACCAGGATTAAGTCTTGTCCAGAATCCAGCACATCCTCCAGTGTGTGCGACCGATGAAGTTTTTGTTTATCCTCAGCCCAGTACACTTAACTACGGCGGCCGCCCAAATACCATGTTATACGGAACCTCTCCTTACATGGCCGGTAAAGGTTCCCCAGCCCAATTCATAGAAACGAGTGATCAATTACGTCCTCAATCCACCTCTACATTTAATACATCTATAGCTAAAACATACGAAAATCAATATTTCCCCATTCAAAATGTCGAATGCAAGTTACCTCTTCGAACCAGGACTTATGAGCCCGCCAGCACTCGTGCGATGACTCAGAATGTTGTGTTCAATCAGAGATATGCTAAATAAAAAATATCGACAACAATTAAGAATGGCGGACCCAGTATCTATAGCTGCTATAGCTGGATTAGCTTATTTAGGAAAGCGATTAAGCGAGCAACCCGAAAAAACCATGCCACCCGTGACCGAGTCCATACAACCCATACAGGATATGGTTGCTCCAGCGATTATGGATAATTCCTCAACCCGTACACCACAGCGCAAACTCGAACATCCCACATTCGGAGACATAGCTCCTCAATATAGGACCAGTGGAAGTGAAGTTTTAGAAATGCGTGATCGTATGTTTGATACAGGCCGAATGAATAATCTTTCCCCAGTTGAAAAACAACTCGTAGGCCCCGGTCTAGGCGTGGGTCCCGAAGTTCCATCTTTCGGTGGACATCAACAGCTCTTTCGTGTAAACCCAGAAAACGTCGGTGCGTATCGTTTAACTACCCTACCCGGTAGGACCGGTCCAGCGCATGATATATCAGGTGGTCGTCGCGGTGTCATGGGTGATATAGGCAATAATAGGCCCGAGACTACCGCGATGTTGACCGGTCGTCGCCCCCCAGTCGGTGGACGGGCGCAGGGTATGTCAGGTGTAGTCGTACGTTCCGAACATGAACATACTAAGCGACCCACTAACCGTTCCGAGACTGGATCCAGAACCGACGGTCTCGGTTTCCGTGGAGCTAAGCGTCTCGTATCCGAACTCACATCTTCCCAGGATCCCACCAGGAATAAGAAGGATGGTAATATCGAACAATACGCGTACAACAATAACCCCGCACCCAATATTCACAAATACGCACACGGCTACCTCACCTCACCCGCCTCCAAAATTGGCGAAAAGCGTACGTACGCGGCACCCCATACCGTCGAGGAACTTCAAAAGTATGGGTTCCGCCCCGACGATCGCAGAGGCAAGGCGAATCGTGCCGGTAATGCTGGTCGCATGAACGTGCGATCCGGGCCCCTCAATCAGGGTGGTTTACCTACCGCTGCGAGAACAGACACTACTCGTATAGATGGGCGTGTCAATGGTGTCAACGGTGGGTGGACACAACAATACACCAACGATTCTTACCACCAATTAAACACATACAAGGGAAATCAGAACCCGTTGGCATCGGGTGCCAGTCTCAACATAGCCAAAAATCAAATGCAAAAGAACCCTTTATCTCAACAATACTTTTAAATAATATAGATTGTAAAATAACACCCATTAAAATATTATCCATATATTTTAATGAGCGTATACACGTTAGATATAGATAGTGGCGAACGCGACCCCGTATCATACCCGAATCCAGGAGACTACGTTGTCGAACTACGTCATCCCATTTATGATGTTAAGAAATTGTCTATAGTTTCCGCACGTATTCACGCCAGTCAATTACTCGTTAATGATAATAACAATACGTTTTCTATTAATAATACTAATACTATAATTACACTTGATAATGGAAATTATAGCGGAAGAACTTTAGCTACTGAATTGGATACTAAATTAACTGGTATAACTGTCGCGTATGATAAAGATAAAAATGATATAACATTTACTGGTTCTTCTGAGTTTACGTTTAATTTTTACGGTGGCACAAATGGGTATAACTCTAGTGTTGCCGTGGATGGAAAAACAACACCGCACGATATTTTAGGTCTCCCCGCGAGTAACGTGACATCCACGAATAACACTCTCACCACCGGAAGTGTTAATTTACAGGGCCCAGATGCCCTCATCATAAAAATCAGCAACGGCGCCGACGAACTAAATAAAACGGTGTATTCGGATACACCCTTTTATACAGGAAGAATCCTTATGTGTGGGGACGTGGTTAACTATTCGGGTTCTGATGATGCGGTAGAGCATAATTTTGACACGGGTACACAAAACATATCAAAATTACGTATACAATTCTTCTACAGTAGTAATAATCGTTTAATCCCGTACAATTTTAGAAACGCTAACCATATATTAAAACTAAATATCGAATGTAGTACAGACAAATTATATACGACACCTAAGGTCGTTAAAGATTTCTCTTTACCACCACCTGTGCGCATCCCTGAAATGGAAGATCCGGATAGGTGGAAAGGGTATGTATACATTTTCCTGATAGTATTTGTCGGTTTAGCGTTCATTTTGCTTACTCGACCTAAAAAAATTAGCGAGTGATGGCAAATACGGGAGAAGCGGGCTTCTTGACGCGAGTGGATAAACGGGAGATGATCATGAATACAATAACAGAGAGGAGAGTGGTGAACAGCGCGGTGAGAGCGTAGTTAAGACCACCATTCTTCTGGACGCGCACGATCTGGTGAATACCCCATCGAACGAGATCCATCCAAGAAAGGGCAGCCGCGAAGGAGAAACCCGCAACAACGGCATTGAGAGACTGAGTCTCGAGCTCACGGGAGATGGAAGCGAGTACCTCGGAAGCGGCAGGGTTAGACATTTTATAATAGGTTAAGATTTTATTCTGGTAATAACTCTTCAACAAAGACTAATTTTTTGTATTTTTCTTTCCTGTACCCCTTAATTTTTTCATCTCCATCTTCTTCCTCCTCATCAGAATCTTCTTCGTCTGAGAGACTCGATTCTGATGAGTTGTCTACCGTTTTAAATGATTTATAATTTGTATCGGTCCATCCCTCTGGTAATTCAGAGGTGCTCATTACTATCAATAGCATTTTTTATCATCTTCTCTGACGGATTAGTCGGCTTCCATGCTTCCCACGCATCATACGCATCGTTTATAGCGAGCATATTCACATCACTGCCTGAATAAGGTTCGAATTGAATATCCTCTTCCATTTCATCTACGACTTCGATTTCTTCATCATCCGATTCATCCTCGTCGTAAATGTCTGGAAAATAGGAACCTATCTTATTACCGACCGTGTTCATGGCACAATATTTCATACAATATTCCATATCTTTTCCTAATATAGTATCCCTGCCACACGCTTTAGCGTATTGTCCTGAGAGAACCACAGAGTGTTCTAATACAGGTGTTATAATCTCAATTGCCGATTTTTCCAGAGTTGAAGCGAAGTTTTGCGACTCCATCTTTAAATTCTAGTATGTTATTGCTTAGCGCATAAACTCTAAGCTCTCTATTTTCTGACAAAGCGTTCAAGTCAAATTTGAAATTTTGGTTTTTGATCATACTGAAATTTCTTTGACCTGTAGGGTACCATCTTTCTGGTTCTAATGCGAAACTGTAGGAGTAAAATCGTCTAAATAATTGCGTCCGAGAATGATGAATACCACTCTGAACAGCTCGAAGGTTTATAAATTTACCCGTCTTTTCATTCAACATGACTTCACCATCCAATGTCATCTCCAAACTTTGTAAATTTTCGTAGGAAATATAATCATTGTTTAAAATTTGACTCGGGTGATCATAATCAAACGGATTCGATACACTCGTTCTCTGTATAACGAAAAATAATTCTTTGACTGGATTTATAAATTCGGTTCTATGTTTAAAAGGGTTTGTATTGGCCGGAATCGTATCCCTACTCACTTGGAGTTGTGTTATGATATGATTCACTTCTTCTGATTGGTATTTTATCCGTTCTGGGTCTCCGAGTTGTACCATTTCTGTCTGGAGAGACATTGAGTTTATACCCACATCATATATACCTGAAGAAATTAGATTTATAATTCCGTTCATAACAGCGTGTGATGTACAATAATACTTCAACGTGTCCGGCGCATCGAGTGGAACTGTAAAAGTTGCGGGATCCGTTGTCGAACTTAAACCATTCGCGTATGATGTTCCATCCGTATCTTTCAACGCGAAAGGATGCCCAGATTTATTGTATGTAAAATTGTACGTGTTTCCCTTTATCAATGTAAGAGTGGGCTGGGTAGCACCGTCTATTATATATTCATTCACATTAATAGCAACAAAAACATTGAATGTTGTATTATTGGGTGAAGCGCTCACCGGTAAATCGGTTATACACTTTTCTCGAGTGTTTAATTTAATTTCTATTTCACATTCTTGCCGGGTAAGTGCGCATAAAGGGAGAGACAATTCCGGATTATTATAAAAATAAAAAGGTATGTCTACTATACATTTTCGGGGAGTAGTTGCAGTTCCCAAATATCCTTGTATTTTTGTATCACTGACATTTGTTCCCGAAAGTTCGTCTGGACATTTACCTATTAATTTGGACAAATTCGTTTGTTTCGTCTGAGTTATGTAGTTTTCGGAGTGTATCTGGAGCCAATCTGCTGGTATTCTCTGAATAACCTGACCTCCTATGATCAAATCTATATATTCAATCAACGCATGACCTATAGATTCTATGTATGTATACGTAGTACCAAACGTGAGATGTGGAAGTTCGAACTGAACACTAACGTTTTTTATGAGATCACCACAATTGTTAGGAATCGTACATCTTAAAGTACTTCCATATTCTAGGTTTCCGTCTAATTCATGGTTTACTTCATATTTCGCGAAGTTTGTATGTTTCCTGAAATTTTTTACGAAGTGTGTGTACTCTGGATCGTCCGTGAAGAATATATCCTGAGTACCCTTCGTGGCGAGTTGTAATCGTCCCGCCATTCCTAATACTATACGTTAAAATTTTAAGCCCGCTAAACCACTTTCTACGTGAAGTACATTGTAATTTAATGCGTATACTGAAACATCTATGTCACGTGTAGTTGATGTTTCTCCCAATTCTATATCAATTTTTTTATGTATTATACGACTCATGTTTAATTGTCCCGTGGGGTAATACATCTCGGGTTGGAGAGAAAAGGAGTATGAATAAAATTCATACGCGGGGTCTGGGCATCCTGTATGGTGTCGAAGAGATTGTTCGTACGCCAGATATTGCCCACTTTGATCGAAAATAGTTTCACCGTTACATGCGAATTTTACATTTTTTATTAATCTGTGATCAGAACGTTTACCTGGTAAAAGTGTCGTGAATTCTTGGTCGGATGATGAGATGTTAAGTAGACGATCTTCAGTACCTCCCGAAATGGCCGTGATGTCGTGAATCTTGGCACCCACCGACCCCGATCCGGTCACTATGATAGCATCACTTCCGAGTGCCGACATTTTCACTGGGGTATAAAAATATTCGATGCTTGATTTCAGTGTCCATTGAACCTTTCCGTCGACTACCGATTTACTGTATAACTTAAATCTATTAGAACTGTCATCATTCCAAAATACGAGGCTGCCATTCCTTGAGATCTCTACCATGCTAGAAGCGGAAGTGGTATACCAAGGGACTTGTGTTCCCCCCGCGCCATCGTAGACATAGTTTGTTTGATTCCACACCTTAGATCCCAAAGTTTCCAAAGATACCAAATTCGCACCATCACTCGATAGTGAATGATACCTTTCACTATATTGAGTATCAGCGTGGCGCTTGGTATACGTAGACACCGAGTCGGTCGTCGCGTGTATAACGGTTTTTGTCGCATCTTCCAAACCCAGGATTTCACCGTTTGTCGAGTGAGAGATTCTGGATACGGTGGTGTTTACAGTGATATCGGGGCGGTACTGTGACCAACTACTACCACTGTATTCCCATGATGAAACTGCTGGTGTAGTGGGTGCAGAGAGTGAGTACACGCGCACGTGCCCGGCCGAAATGCCATTGCCGTCGTTGAAAGGAGTGCTGATCGCCACGCGCGTGCCGTCTGAGGACATAGATAGCGAAATCCCGGACAAGTCGTCCAAAGCCTCGCCGTCAATATCGGGCCCTATCTGCTCCCACGCAGGAGTGACGCTGTTGTAGACGTACACCCGAACGTGGCCGGCGTCATCGCCGGTGCTAGGGTCGTTGTAGGGAGCGCCGATCGCCAAATGTGTGCCATCTGATGATAGAGATACCGTCTCTCCGAACCGGTCGTCCACAGCCTCGCCATCAATATCGCCACCCACCTGGTTCCAAGATACATTGTTCCAATCATACACACGCACGTGGCCGGTGTCAGAGCCGTTGCTGGCGTCGTTCCAAATAGCGCCGATCGCCACCCGCGTACCGTCCCCTGATATAGATACTGACCACCCGGACAAGTCGTCCCGAGCCTCGCCATCGATATCGCCACCCAACTGGCTCCACGCCCCGCTGCTCTCTGAGTACACACGCGCATGGCCGATGCCGACGCCGGCACCATTATTGGTGGGGTTATTAAATGGTGCACCGATCGCCACCCGCGTGCCATCCGATGATAGAGATACTGATTGCCCGGACCGGTCTCCATAACCCTCGCCGTCGATATCATTTCCAATTTTATTCCAACCATAAGTAGCATCGTATTCATAGACCCGCACGTGGCCGGCGTTCCCCCCGGCGGTGCCGTCGTTAAACAAAGCGCCGATCGCCACCCGCGTGCCGTCCCCTGATATAGATACTGAACGGCCGGACCGGTCGCCCACAGCCTCGCCATCAATATCGCCACCCACCTGGTTCCAAGATACATTGTTCCAATCGTACACCCGAACGTGGCCGACGCTGACGCCGGCAGCAGTATTGGTGGGGTTATTAAATTGTCCACCGATCGCCACCCGCGTACCGTCTGAGGATATAGACACTGAACGACCGAAGTGGTCTTCCGTACCCTCGCCGTCAATATCTGCGCCAAGCTGGCTCCAAGATACATTGTCCCATTCGTACACCCGAACCTTACCGGTCCCGCCGGCGGCATATCCGGATGCGGGCATTACGGCGCCGATCGCCATGCGCGTGCCGTCTGAGGACATAGATACCGAGTACCCAGACTGGTCAGGCACACCACCGACCACAGATTGGCCATCGATATCGGCACCCAACTGGGTCCAATTGGCCGGCGACGCCGGAGACCCGAAAACCTTAGTACCGTCACCGGTCAGGCAACTCCCGGTTATGGCAGTAAAGGGTGCTGTTATATCTGAACCGATCTGCGTCCAAACGCTCGATTGTTTCTCCACGATTATCATCTTCGTGGACGATTGTATGGCAACGCGAGTACCATCGTCTGAAACGCCTAGGACCCGTCCGAAATATTCACTTGAAGAGGACCCCGTGTACGTCGCCGAGGCGGTGGAAGGCCAGTTTCCACTCGAATCTTTTTCGTAAATGTTCACCTCTCCCGTCGAGCTGTTGTCATATGTCACAGCGACTAACCCGTTATTCGAAATTACAGACCCTCCCTGGGCGTTGATGGTCGCTACAGGTTGTGAAATTGCGTACACAGGTTCAGATACGTTGGTCATACCAGTTTTTTCCTTCGCTGAGAAGAATAACTCTTTGACGGGGTGTTTAAATTTCAAAAGAGCTGATTTTTTTGATTCGTTTGGCTTGTACAGCAATTTAGACATTTGCAACTGTGATATTATGTATTCCATCGGACGTGTGAGTAAAAAGTTTCTTTCTTCTTCAGCGACGAAATAGAAATCAGTAATGAGCGAAACATTGTCGATAGATCCTTCGGTTGTTTTATCCCTCTTAGTCACCGACCCATCTATGGTATATTTGAAAGTTACATCATCATTTACGTCTTTGAACGTGACACGTACTTCAACGAGTTGTTTGGTGATTGCACAGACGGGTACTGCCAAGCTAGGATTTCTAAAAAAGTAAAATGGAATATTTACGTAAAATGTGTTATATGAATCCGATACTTGCAGATGTTCGCCGTGTCCAGATAAGAAATAAAGAGATTGGTTTACATCATCTTTATTGTTATATAACTGATTATACATATAAATATAATCACCAGTGAGACGCTCTATAATTTGCCCTCCAATTACGAGGTCGACGTGTTTTATGATACTCAAGGCCGCTGGAGTGTTGTATCTATATTTTTCAGTAGATGTGTCGGTCGACAAATTACCTAATTTAATTTTCAACATCGTACTACGTATGAGATCCCCTACGTTTTGTGGAATTCTACACTCAACGGAGCTTGAGAAATCACATTTACCGTCGAAAGGCATCTCAACGGCTTCTGTGGAAAATCGTGTATGTCTCTTATGGTTCGTAACGAAATACGAAATCTCAGGAGCACCTGTGAGCCACTGGTCCTGGGTTCCTGTTATGGCGATTTGAAGTTTACCTGCCATTCTTACTAGATGTGAGTAAAATTTTATGAAATAAAACGGGGCGGTATTATAGATGGATCTACGATTACGTAAATTTAATCCAGCCACCATGGCGGATGATAAAGTATGTGTTTTTGTTGGTAAGCGTAATACTGGTAAATCTACACTCGTCACTGACATTTTATGGCACAAGAAACATTTACCAGCTGGAATAGTTTTGTCTGCGACTGAAGAAGGTAATCACTATTATCAACAATATGTTCCAGATCTTTTCATTTACGGAGATTATGACAGGGATGCCATAGAACGTGTTATGGAAAGACAGAGGAAACTCGTGGGAGCGGGTACACCAAATTGTGGTGCATTCTTATTATTGGACGATTGTATGTATGATAACAAATTCATGCGCGATACATGTATCAGGCAGTGTTTTATGAACGGGCGTCACTGGAAAATCTTCTTCATGTTGACGATGCAGTATTGTATGGACCTTCCGCCAGCACTTCGCGCTAATGTGGATTATGTGTTTATTCTCAGGGAGAACATCATTCAGAATAGAGAGAAGCTTTACAAATCATTTTTTGGTATTTTCCCGAATTTTGATATGTTTAATAAGGTCATGGATGCGTGTACAGAAAATTATGAATGTATTGTTTTGGATAACACCAGTAAAAGTAACAAGATAGAAGATTGTGTATTTTGGTATAAAGCAAAATTACGAAAAAATTTTAAGGTCGGGGCTCCAGAATATTGGAATACGCATAAAAAGATGTTCAATCCGAAAGGTGGGAGCGCAGCTAATAGTTTTAAACAGACAAAAAAGAGTACCCCCATTAAAATTACTAAAACTAGGTGAGCGCGAAAAATTATTTATTAGAAAACATTGTTCACTATTAAATGTCGGCTAATATTCCTACGTTAAATTTATCCGATCCCACTGATGGGATGGTTCCTATAAATAACAGTACTACATTTGTGGAAAATTCGCCTGAAAAAAATATACTACAAAGTAAAGAAACCATGGATTCTACACCGATCGCTGACATTATGGGACAGTCCCAGGATAGTTTAGATGCGCCTATGATGGCTATGGACCCTCGTGTGGTTCAGCAGCAGATGATGACCCAACCCCCTTCTATGATTTCCCAAACCGCTGGAAACGAGGGTTCGGATTCTAAGAAAAGGAACCCCTTAGATCTCACCGATGATCAGATGCAGGCTCTCATCGTCGCGGTCGCCTGCTCAGCCGCCGTGAGCAAGCCTGTCCAGGATAAACTCGCAACCACCATTCCTCAATTTGTAAACGCACAGGGTAACCGAAGCTTTGTAGGGTTAGCCTCTACGGGGCTTGTCGCTGCTATAATTTTCTATTTCGCGCGACGTTATTTTTAAAATCGAAGTACATCCCCACTCTGAGATATGTACGCAACCCCAGCACCAACTACCATAGAAGCCGTTACTATCAACGTTGCTACGGCAGTATCCTTAGGATTTTTACCATACTCTTTCAGGTACTTCTTTAATTTAGCCCACCTAAAACCTTCAGTCAGTAGAATCATAAACAGGACAGAAAAGGCTGAAACCATGAACACGGTTCCAGTTTTAGCACTCAAGAAAATGCTATGATTACCGAGCCACCATATCAACATTGGTAGGATAACGGTTAACATGGACATGTTAGCCCAGTATTTCCATTCTAAACGCATGAGAGGTATGCTGAACAGTAAAAGCATCCATATAAGAACGGACATCGTAAACCTGGCTAGTGGTACCGTCACAGCACCATCAATAACACTTGACATTTATAAGTATATGATATTATTTATCGATGACGTGCGATCCGCAAAATTCTTTCTGTTCTGATATTTTTGTGTACACCCCTATCTGAACAGCAATATTGGTCAATTTCGCAAATTTGTTCCAAAATTCTTCGCTATGCGAATATTCTTCTACTACACAATGTACGAGTTCGTGTAAGAGTACGTGAAACATATCGTTAACCGTTCCATCTAGACATAATCCTATCTCAGACCCTTTGTTGGTATTGTATCCTGGTGTTTTATTCCGTTTATGTTTAATGATGAGTGGTTTTGGTTGATAAATTTTCCTAAAGTCTTCTTCGTGTGTATTTATTAAATGTTCCCTGAGCTTTTTATACTTCGCTTTAACTTCTACCACTCTCTCGTCTTCGTGTATATTTTTAACTATAAGAGCGCTGATCACCAGTAGTAATACCACGGCCAGCATTTTTATATACCAATATAAATTTACTGTATAATTCTGATATCGGGTGTCCCTTTAAACCTTCCCATAAATCTAATGTAAACCCTTCATTTTCTAGATGTGAAACTAATATATCCTTATGTGCTAAGGGTTCGGATTTAGGTCCATCCGCGTAATAAGGTGTATCGGCTAAATGTACAAAAAGTTTTTCACCGAAAGCACCATTACTAGTTTCTTGCATTTTGAAAAAATTTCCCAGATCATCTTGATAAGGTGTTTTAAAAATCATAGTGTGAGAATCTGGAAGTATACCTACAAATCTCCCACCCGGTTTTAATCTTTTTTTAATTTCTCGCATCGTTGATAAAAATAAATCTTTCGATTGGAAAATATAATGAAGTGCAAAATTGTAGCATATGACATCATGTTTTCTCACGGGTGTAGCGTGTATATCTCCCAAATAAAAATTGACACGTATTTTCATATTTTTTGCTCGTTGTTTAGCTTCTTGTAAAGCTTCTTCGTTAGGTTCACACATGTTTATATTGGCGCCAACATTCTCCCACTTTTTCAAATCACCACCAAACCCACACCCAACATCCAGTATACTATCACCCTTTCGAGTGACTCTCGATATAAGTTCTCTCTTTTCGTCGTTGTGAACACGGCGAAGATTTTCCATGATAAATTATACTTTTTTAACTCTAAGTTTGATTACTTAAAGGTAAAACGCCCCAATAAGATATAATGTCTCTTGAACAAGATTTCACCACGGTACCTGGTCAATTGTTCGCGTGCCTTAGTATCGTAGGACCGGAGTGTCCACAGAAAAATGAAAAGTTTGGAATTAAGATTCGAGGATGTTTTTCTACCCGCGACGAGGCGGCGAATCATGCAAAGCGTCTTCAGAAGGAAGATAGTACATTTGACATTTACGTAGTTGATATGTATAAGTGGCTACTCATCCCACCCGACAATGCGAAGATTGATGACGTACACTATACCAACGACAAGCTCGAAGAGCTTATGAGTGGGTATGCTGATAATCAGAAGATGGCAGCCAAAATGTTCAGTGAGCGTAAGCGTGATATGATCGATAAGGGTAATGGTTTCCACAAGCCCGGAGATGAGAACTCTCAATATTATAACCGCCCCGATGAAGAGCCGATCAGTCATCCCGCCGATATCATCGAAAAACTTAAACTCGAGAAGCCTGACACTCCTATGGAGGACCTCGTGAAGGAAGCTGATGTGATCATAGCCGAAGAGATAAAGCAAAGGCAGAAGGAGAGGGAAGAACAACAGGCTATCGCAGAAGAACCAGAGGCTGAGGCTGAAGCTGAGGCAAAGGTTGAGTAAATAAAAAATAAATTTTAAAAAACATCTTATTAAAAAAAATCTTAGTTTTTAATAAGATGATTCTCACATACATAATCGCGTGTGTTATAATTTTATACTTAATGTACCTTTTTTTGAAAAGAAATGAAATATTTTCAAACACATTAACAGATGTAGAAGTTACAGCTCTTAGTGTATTTAGGGATACCGAAAAAGATACGACTGGAAGAAATAGATTCGTAGTGCAGCCTAAGAAGTCGGAAGATATAGGAGAGTTTAGATCTGCGAATCTTCCCGACGATCAAACATGGCTTACACCGGTCTGAGAACGATTGGTTGTTGCGTCTTTCCCATAAAAAATCCAAGAATGAAAGAAACAAATATAATGATGTACACGTTCTTATCCAAAGACGCGAATAAATCTACTTTTTGAGGTTCATCCATCATAGGGTAAGGTGGTGGCATCATGGTGGGTGGCGGGTGTGAATAAAAATATTGCGGATCTATCTGACTAGAATCATTATCTTTGTCATCCATAGTTGGATTATATTCTATAGGATTACCTATATCCGTATCCATATATGTATTAAAAGTCTATTTTTTTAAGCCTCACTTTCCTCATCACTTTCTTCTTCATCATCCACGACAAAGCCTGCTAAATTACCATTATCATCCGCATCTTCATCTTCATCTTCATCGGAACTAAAATCTTCATCTTCTGTTTCACATATATCTGTATCGTTTTCATCAAAATCTGAATCATGCTCTCCATCCGAAAAATCATCTACAGGTCGCTCCGTAGGCTCTAACCGGGTGGGTTTTTTAGAAATACGTCCTGAACGAGTTACGCGGGTTGTCATTCGTAATTATACATTGTACAATCCCTTTTAAATATATTTAGGTCTAAAAACGATATTACGATTGTTCGCTTCTTCAACGAGTAATCGTTCTGTTTCTTTTAGTATTTTATCACCTAAACTTGCTAATTCATCCTGTGTATCTGGATCTATATCTATGAAGTACAACGCTATTTCGTTAAGATCTTTTACAGCGAGTTCTGTGTATTCTCGAGCTTCAAATACATGTTCCATGTTATCTTTAGCCATGTTCATGTTGGTCAAAAATGAACCGTACAGATCTGGGTGTATACCAGAATATTTATGTGTTTCTTTTATTAAACTTTCTAGATACACTGGACTACTTTTAACTTTTGTTATGTTGGTAACAATTATAAAAAACAATATTACGAATAACAAGAATATCATGTTATAACGCTCTTACTATTTTATCGAGAAGATTATGTGAGCGAGTTTTACAATCACACAATTGTTCCATAACAGAATTTTGTTTTATCCTGAATTGTAATTTTTGTTTTTTACATCCCGGACAAGATGCGTTTGTATTTATGATATGCATTTTTTTACTTTTTTTATTTATAGAAATGACTTTGATTTCTTCATTGATTATATATTTTTTAATAAAATTAGATAACATATCGACGAGAGATTCCCCATTCGATTCATCAGATTTAGGTATAGGTTGACAAAATGTAAGAGCTTTATACCCATTGGGATACAAAGTTTTATAAATTTTATCCGGAAGTGTGTGTCTTCTACCACCAAAATTTTTACAATATCCATACTTTCTACCTTTCATGGTTTCGCATGTACAAAAACATTTTTGATAAATCATATCACCTTCTATTAAAAACCATACATGATTGGAAGCATGGGAACGTCCTAAATTTTCACAATATTTAGATGTCGACGATACGAGATATGTTTTTTCACGTTTATATATTTTAACAATTTCTGATTTATCTTGACCATCCATGTTTTTACGAATAAAAGAATTTATATGATCGGTGGTTTCGTAATCCGTAAAAGTATCTTTCGTATCTTTAATATCGAAAGATCCTTCTTCCCGCATAGAACCCTCCACGACCGCATGATTTTTATTTTGTGTGCGCAATGTAGCCATATGTAAAAGTTCTACACATGGTTCTTGATCAAAAATATATTCCAACTTTTTAGATTCTTGTATGTATAACATGACAGGTTTATATTCTCCTTGCGTGACTTTACCTTTATCACACCCTTCACACCCTCGACCCTCGCACGCTTCATGTTTTGCTTTTTTATGAGACCAAGGCATACGAAATCCACTTCCTTTCGTATTTCTTTTCCCATTTCCATACACCGCGGTATCCACTATATCTTTCCACATTCTCCCCGGGAAAAGAATATCTAAAGTCGATACTATATGCGAGTGTAAGGCTGTTGCAGAACCACTGTCGACTACAAATTTGGGCCAGTTAATATGGATACCATGTTTAATTTGCTTCCCAACTTCCTTTGGTTCGGCTATAGAAATTAACGCATTTTTACCCCCAAAAAATGCAACACGATCACAAATAGCCCTAGAAACTTCTTTTAAATGTTCAAATGTTAAATGTTCATCACTTTTATAGTCTAAATCTACGAAAAAATTATACGTATCCGTCTTTTGTTCGACGACGTATATCTTTTCGCCACTTTGTACAGCTTTGATGTACATGTCATAAAATTCATTCAATTTATCAAACGGGACGGATAGTATTCCACCATCCATGAGCACGTGTGATAGATTGGATCCATTGCAAAATCCTTGTCGTCTACACCACGACTTAAACATACTTACGTTATAATGTACTTAATTTTTTAATCTTCTTCTTCGTGCCAAATCGATCGACGATACGAAACATCTATAAATTCTTCATCTTCGGTCACGAGTTGTTTCTTTAAAACTAAAAGTTCGTATACAGTTTTAGTTTTAATTTCTTCAATATATTTCTCAGCTTTATCTTCCATATACGATTTATGATCTATGAGTATATCTTTGATTTGCTTAAGAATGTAGTTCTTAGACTTCATTATTTAATAGCAAACGATTTTCTATTGAGAGAAGACACGCACGTGTAGAACTCTGGATTACGTACGACATTTTTGACTATCCTATCCCATCTACGTCTCCCATTGAATTCTTGTAAAGTGTCAAAACTCATGAAATCATTTTCATCGTATGTACGTTTCATATTAATCTTTTTTGTATGCATCTTATACTTTTCTTCGTTAAAACGTCGTACTAATTCTTGTTGTTCGGTCCTGGAATAATTTACAAAAAATATGAATACGTTATATTCTAAATCTACGGTTGGACTTTCTTTAACCGTAAATGAATAATGCGTATAATCACACTTTTTTAAAGATACGACCCCTCTTGTTTCTTCTTCTAGTTCCCGTAAAGCTGTACGTAACGGGTTAAATATTTCTCTTCGTCTACACCCTCCGGTGACGAATATCCACTCTTTAAATCTTTTATCTCTCACTGTTAAGAATCTCGCAGTTCCATCATGAAATGACACTGGTATGGCGATGGCTTTATGTTTCTTCATTGCTCATAGCACTCTATAATCCCCTGATAAGTTTATTCGCTCGATTCCTCAACAGGGATTTTCACGGGTTCCTCCTTACCGATGGGAGACGGCTTCTCTACGGGAGCCTTGACGAGTTGGATACGGGCGGGGCGCTCCACGATGACGGGACGCTGCTTCTCGTTGACGGTGTTCTTAAACTCCTCCATATCTTGCCTATTCTTTTTGAATTCATTGTAGATGTAGAGGGTCGCAACTAAACATAATACTGCGGCGACGATGGTTGCGGTTTCACGATCAAAAGCAAACATTATGGTATTTTAACTATTCTTTTTTTTAAGCACTAACAATCGCGCCCATAGCGACTTTATCGTTCCTGGGGCACTCGTATCCGTGCTGAGCGAATTGAATTTCATTATAGTGTCCGTCTTTACACGGAGCGTTCTGTGTGGGAATGTATTGATTAAGAGTTCCAGATTTAGGATCGTAGGTGATCATAAAAACGAAAGCCAATAAAAATAAAAAGACTAACATTTACTATTAATTAGGATTTAATTACTATATAACAAGCCGGCCATACCATTTTCCACACGTAATATGTTATAGTTCACCGCATATATATCAGTGGTGAAATTACCAGCATCGGAGAGAAGACGAGCGCTATCAATACGACTGAAATTTAAGCTGCCCGTGGGCTGGAGCTTGCTGGTATCTAAGCAGAAGGGGTAGAGGAGATGCGTTTGGACACTGGAATTCATTGTAGAGAAAGGGGTATGATGATAGAGTGCGGTCGAAGTGTAGTTTACGCTATGCTTAGCATCACCTACATCAGTACCGTTGATCTGAAGCTTAACGTTACCACCAGCCACACCGACACCATCCTTATTGAAGGTCGCCAAAAACTTAACGGGGTGATTGAATGAAAGTTCCTGGGTGGGACTGCCGGATTGGACCATCTTTTGAGTTTGGGTTATGAGCATGTTCTGGGGTGTGTTCGCGAGAGTGGTACGCTCGTCAGTGTCGAGGTACATGAACTGAGTGTGAACTTCATAATCAGAAGCGATCGCATCAGCAGCAGCACCGACACCAGTACCCCAAGTAATTCGAAGCTCTACGTCATGATATTGTAAAGCCACTAAAGGAAGGGCAGATTGTGCGTTCTCGCAAAAGCTGAAACGAAGAGGGTAAAATCGCGAGTCATTTCCACCGGCAGCGGCGAGAGACTTAGAATACGTCTGTGCGAGCATGACTGGAGCGATTTCTTGAGAAAATTCAGAGGTTTGAGTATCAATAACCTGACCTCCCACTAATAAATCAACCTTAGCGATCTGCTTTTGCCAGTTCGCACGGGTAAGTGTAGTATCAGCGACACGGTTAGTTATGTAGACGTAGCCTACGAGATCACCCTTACGCTCGAAACGAACGGTGGACATACCATTCGCGGTGGGGTTGCCCTGGATAACCTGCTTCTCAACAGTTTGGGCGAAGTTTGTATGACGTTTATAGTTAGACCTAAAAAATGACACCTCGGGTTTCCCTACGATATGGGCATCTTGGGCACCAATAGCGACGAGTTGGGCAATTCCACCTGACATTTTATATTATACTGAGTTTTTATTTTTAAGCTCAAAACAATGGGACCTGTGGATGAATAGATTCTGTGAGAATGAGTGATAGAATTCCGATCATCGCGAGTCGACCGTTGACGAGTTCGGTCTCAGGCTTCCAAGGTCCCTGAACGTATCCCTCATCCTCCGGGTTAGCGGCGGTGCCGAGAAAAACCAAGGATGCAACGGCGATGGAGAGACCGATGTTATCATGGAATTGTGTGCTGATAGGGTTACCAGTCATGACTTCGTCGACCACCGCGGAAGTGAATCCGATCATGGCCGCACGACCGTTAACACGCTCTGCGACCGCTAGAAAATCGTTAGAGCGGTCGATCTTTACGAAACGAGACCCCTCCTCACTCGCCCGCACTACGGTGCG